GATGCTAAGTCAGTGTTTGTCACATCGATGCGAGAGCTCAAAGACGAAATCAACAAGTTTCTAATGGATGGTTACGATGAAGAAAACGAGATTTAAATGCGAGCAATGCAATGTTTCTGTATCGCGCAAGCCCAAGATGGTGGTGCAAGAAAGCCGCAGAAAGTATTGCTCTGAAAAATGCCTGATGAAATGGAGGCTGGCTAATGGCTAAGTCAAAGGTAGAGCAGCTTTACGCTAAGCCAGTAAAGCCAAAGAAAAGCGACGACAATGACGGCGTACTGGTAACCGCTCGAAAGCGAGCGCGTGACGGTGCGACGTACTGGAAAGATAACTGGGAAGCCGCAGAAGAGGACTTAAACTTCTTGGCTGGCGATCAGTGGCCCAGCGCGGTACGAACAGAGCGAGAGCAGGATCAGCGCCCTTGCCTTGTCAATAACGTGCTCCCGACGTTCGTTGATCAAGTCTTAGGCGACCAGCGCCAGAATCGCCCGTCTATCAAAGTAAGCGCCACCAGCGCCGCAAAGGTGACGAATCCCGAAACCGGAGAGCAGCAAGATTTAAAGATTGCTAACACCACGGGGAAAAGCGAATACGATTTGGCCCAGGTGTTCACCGGCGTTATCAAAAACATCGAGTACAACTGCGACGCTGAGACGAGCTACGACATAGCATTCCAATCCGCAGTTGAGTCAGGCATGGGTTATCTGCGTGTTCGTTCGGACTATCTAGCAGATGACAGTTTTGAACAAGACCTGATCATCGATCACATCGAAAACCAGTTTTCAGTAACGTTTGACCCCAACGCCAAGGAGCGTGACCGTTCGGACGCTAATTGGTGCTTGATTGACGACACGATGGAGAAAGAGGCGTTTAAGGCAGCATACCCCGACGCTAGTACGGATCCGGTTGATTCGGATTCAGCCGATGACATGGGCGCATGGTTTGCGGATAACACTGTTCGAGTGAGTGAGTATTTTACCCGTGAGCCGGTAACAAAGGAGCTAGCGCTATTGAGTGATGGGCGAGCAGTTTACATGGACGAGCTAGAGCCAATCGTAGACGAACTACTACAGAAAGGCATTAGCATTGTGCGCACTCGCAAAACCAAAACGCACAAAGTTTTCTGGCGCAAGATAACCGGTGCTGATGTGTTAGAAGGGCCGGTAGAGATCCCGTGCTCAACTATCCCCGTGGTCCCCGTATGGGGTAAAGCGCTTGTCATCAAAAAGAAGGTGATATTTCGCTCTATCATTCGCCACAGCAAAGACGCTCAACGCATGGCTAACTACTGGGACAGCGCCGCAACCGAAGCCGTTGCACTCGCACCCAAAGCCCCGTTTATTGGCGCGGAAGGGCACACGGAAGGCTACGAAGGTCAATGGGAGACGGCGAATACCGTTAACCGATCACTATTAACTTACGTGCCGCAATATCAGGGCGACCCAGGACCACGACGCGAGCAGCCAGCCGCTACGCCAGCCGCAGAAATCACAATGAGCATGAACTCAAGCGAAAAGATAAAGTCTACGCTTGGCATGTATGACGCATCGCTTGGTGCAATGGGTAATGAGACGTCAGGGCGCGCAATTGTGGCAAGGCAGCGCCAAGGCGACCGCGGTTCGTTTGCCTTTATCGACAACCTAACTAAGTCTATTCGCCGCATCGGCAAGATACTCGTAGAGATGATCCCCCAGGTCTACGACACAGAGCGCGTCGTTCGATTGAAGTTTTCCGACGAGAGCGAGGATTTTGTAAGACTCAATGAGCAAATACTCGACGAGCAAAAAAACGAGTGGGTAACGATTAATGATCTCAACGTTTCCAAGTACGATGTTGTTGTGACAACTGGACCCGCGTACTCAACTCAACGACAAGAAGCCGCTGAATCATTACTCCAGTTCGCACAGGCCGTGCCGTCTTCTGCCGCTGTTATTGCTGACATTATCGCGCAAAACATGGATTTCCCAGGCGCGGATAGAATGTCAGAACGACTCAAGAAGATAGTGCCGCCAAATGTGCTAACCAACGAAGAGCGCGAGAAAATAGCCGAGGACCAGCCAGAGCAGGAGCCAACGCCCGATCAGAAGATTCAAATGGCAGAGCTAGAAGCCAAAGGCCAAGAGGTTGAAGCTGACAAAGCCAAGGCGCAAGCCGATATGGCACAAGCTAAGGCTGACATGCTAAAGGCTCAGCTTGAAACCGAAGAGGCACAAGCCAAGTTACAAGCAATCGAAAACGGTCAGGGCGAAGGGTATCAACAAGTGCGGGAGATGGTCGCACAAGCTATCGCGGAAATTATGGCTGCAAATCAAGGCCAGATGCCGCAATAAGTGACATTCTGACGCAACAGGATTACAATTAGTTATGGCTACCCGTGGCCTGCACGGGGTTAAAATTCGTTTCATAGGGAACGCCATGAGTACAACTGACAACCAAGACGAAACAGCAGGTTTTGTCACATCATCAAGCGACATGCCAGAAGTTCAACCGGAGCCACAGGAAGAGCACCAGCATGAAGGCCAGGCCAAGCCCGACACTGGTGCCACTGAAGGCGAAGGAGGTCAAGCCGACGGCGAGGCCGAGCAGGCAGAAAAGCAAGATGATACCGGCAACGATTCTGACGCCGCCGCACAGGACAAAGGCAAAAAGCCTAATCGTGTGCAAAAACGAATCGATCAGGTAGTAAGAGAACGCGAAGAGGCACGGCGCGAAAAAGAAGCGCTAGAAAAACGCCTCGCAGATCTTGAAAAAGCGCAATCTGAAAAGTCTAGCGTGAAAGATGAAGAGCCAAAGGAATCTGACTTTGACACGTACGACGAATATCTAGATGCGCTAGACGCTTACGACAATCGCGATCAGTCTGACGACAAAGAGAGCGACAAAGCCAAAGAAGATAAGCCCGATAAGGATGAAGAAAGTCAGGCGGAAGAGCTAACCGATAGCCAAAAGACAGCAATGGCTGTTATTCGTGAGTCGGTGGAGGCCGCTGAGAAACCCCAGGACTTTGAGTCCGTCGCCCGGAATCCTGAAGTGCCTATTACCGGCGAAATGTTAGAAGCGCTGGCTGAGTGTGATGATCCCGCAAAGATTATGTATCACCTGGGCCAAAACAAAGATCTGGCAAGTGAAATCGCGTCCGGCTCTGCCGCTCAACAAATGCGAGGAATCGCAAAGCTTGATCTTACGGTGACAAGCAAACCGCCGAAACCGGCAAAAATAACAAATGCGCCTGATCCAATCTCGCCTGTTGCTGGCAGCGACGCTCAACAAAAGAGCCCTGCCGAAATGAGCCAAGCTGAATATGAAGCATGGGCCAACAAGCAAGAGCGGAAGCGCCAATCTTGGTAATTTAGGAGAACACCATGAGCGTTGAAAACAACAAGCTACTGACGGATGACGTGATCGCTAAAGAAGCATTGCGCCTGTTAAAGAACAACCTGGTAATGGCTAAGTGCGTTTACCGGAATTATGAAAAGACGTTTGGTAAAGTCGGCGACACTATTCGCTTGAAGTTGCCGTACCGCGTTAAATCTGCGTCCGGTCGTCAATTGGTTAAGCAACCAATGGTCGATCAAACCGTACCGTTCAAGATTGACTATCAAGAGCACGTTGGCCTTGAGTACACAGTTAAAGACAAAACGCTCGACATTATGCAGTTTTCAGAGCGCTATCTGAAATCAGGCATGGTGCAGATTGCGAACAAGATTGATCGCTCACTGACTATGACGCTCAAGAAAGCGTTTCACTCTTCCGGCACCCCAGGTGTTCGCCCTGGCAAATACATCGACTTTGCCACAGCCGCAGCCAAGCAAACCACTTACGCGGTCCCTGACGACGGTATGCGCCATGCTGTTATCGACCCGTTCACCTGCGCGACCCTATCTGACGAAGTGACCAAGCTGTTTAAAGAGTCGATGGTAGAAGCGGCGTACCGTAAAGGCTATAAAGGCCCAGTGGCTAACTATGATACCTATGAATCTCAGAACTTGCCTAAGCACACTGTTGGCAACCACGGCGGCACACCGCTTGCTGGTGCAGGGATCACCAACGGCGACACAGTAAACATTACTGGCGGCACCACTAGCACAACCGGTTTCTTGAAAGCTGGCGACGTGATTACCTTTGAAGGTGTTTACGGTGTTAACCCGCAGAGCTACGAAACAACCGGCTTGCTTCAAGAGTTTGTTGTTTTGAATGACGTAGACACTGACGGCTCGGGCAACGCCTCATTCAAGGTTTCGCCTTCACTCAATGACGGCACAGCCACCACAACTAACCAAGAAGGCCAGTCAATCAGCCTTGGCGCGTATCAAAACATTACTGCATTGCCTGCTGAAAACGCACCGATGACAGTGCTCGGTACTGCTGGCGCAACGTATGAGCAAAACTATTTGTTCCACCGTGACGCTATCGCACTGGCGATGATTGACCTTGAGCTTCCGCAGTCTGCTGTGATCAAGTCTCGCGCTGCTGACCCTGACACTGGTTTGTCTTTGACGCTTACCGGCGCATACGACATTAACGAGCAGTCAGAGATCCATCGTATCGATGCCGTTTGGGGTGCTGATATGATTTATCCTGAGTTGGCACTGCGCTTGTGGGGTGCTACGTCTGGCTAATCACCAGCTTGATTTAATGGCCCAGTCAATCGCTGGGCCTTTTTACTAACATTGAAGAGAGTAAGGCAATGCAAAAGACACCGATTTATCTGTTTAGCCAAGAGTGCCCTAAAGGCGAAATGTTTAAGTTTGCCGGCGGCAAGGACTCGGAAGAGTTTAAGCAAAAGCTGGCGGAGGGTTGGGTGACAAGCCCCGCCAATCTGGATTTGCCAAAAGAAATGAATACCGGCGTTACAACCGAGCAGGCCGCAGAAGCCCACCCCGAAGATTTAAAGAAGCTGCTTGAGTCATACGGGTTTATCGTCGTTACTCCCGAGCAGCTTAAGGCTGAAGCTACCAAAATGGCTGACGTGGCAATGGATATTGAAAACTTCTCTGATGACGACATTATCAAAGAAGCAGAGCGCCGTGGCTTAAAAGACAGTGGCGGTGATGAGTACCTTGATGAGCTTTTGTCACAGTTTGACGATAACCCTAAATCGCTCACCAAGTCAGAGCATGTTGCCCTTGGCAATGGCATGTTTAGCCTTGGCCTGCGTGAAAACATGAAAGAAGATACGCTGATTGAGAAGATCACCGCGGCAATGAACGCAGAATAAACAAAAGGCGCTGAACCTTGCCGGGTTAGCGCCTTAGTCATATCGTTAAGTGAGGTAACAACATGACAA